CGTATGGGAAGTAGCTTCTTCCAACATCATTGCAGATCATGTTGTTTATCGTTACGTTGTCTCCGCTCCGTTGGAAGTTCGCTCCATAATAGCTATTCTTAACATATAAGTTGTCAATGTAGATATTCTCGCATGATAGATCTAATGCGTCTGCGATATGCCGAACGCAACCCACGGCCATCAACATACCTTCGACATAGTTATTGGTTATGCGAATATTCTTCGATCCCGCATCACCGTGAAAAAACCAAACCCCACCGTTAACAATAGTCGGTGATGTCCTAGCTTGATAAACCTTGAACCCGTCAACAACTACATTCGTGCATCCGTAAAAGTTGAATAAATATGAATGCACATTATCAATCTCGGATATCGCTGTTGTTATGTAAGCTCCGTCTCCTATGATCCTAACTCCATTCAAGCCGACAAACTGATAGAGCGTGTGATAACCCACCGTAGTCCAGCTAGACCCTATCAAATAGCTTACTTTAGGCTTCGGCCAATATAGCGTCCCGCCTCCGTTGGCTTGGAGCGCAGCACACGCTAATATAACCTTTGCCGTATCGTCGGTAGTGCCATCACCCGTGGCCCCGAAATCCATCACGTTGAATACGGCGTTGATCGGGCTCCATTGAGTGCCGTTGTCCATCCACACGCCCCGGTTAGTATCGGACAACCGCGCTAGCTTCCCCGCCGTCCCGGCCGCTGGAAGCGCCGCTTTGGCGTAGCTCGTCAGTGTGGCAATTGACGCGCCCGTAATGTCGGTAGCGATGATGTGATTGGCGTAGATCGAGGCATACCTCTTGGAATTTGACCCGATCACAAAAATGTCATCCACGGATGGGATCAAATTGGCGTCGAGCGGACCAGTCGGCACAATGGCAGTCGCAGGCGTGATCGATACCTGGGTGCCGAATGTCGGAGTTGCCAGGTCGTAAGTAGCGCCGGAAATCAGCAGCTTCGTAATTACCTGAGTTTTGACGCCGTTTGGGAAAAACGTGGCGTCATACAGCGTGTTTGCCGGCAGAATCGCGGGATTGCCCCACAATTGCAGCGCGCCTGTACCGGCCGCGTTTTTGATGTAGCCGGTGGCGTCAATCGTGGCGATTGTGACGAGCGGCGCGATGATCCCGGTCCCGGCGATGCGATACAATATCCCTGTTGACGCGGGCCTGAGCTTGAATTCCACGGTACCGGAAGTCGCCGCCACGTTATCCGACGTAAACACGCGCCCGGTGACAGTCGTTTGTGTCGGCATCAGCGTAATCCCCCGGTTCTATAATTAAAATAAGGCGTGATTTTGCCCGTCTCCGGCACGTCGGTATGTTGCAGGTTTGCCCGCGTGTTGAGTGCCTGGATAGCCGTCCGGGCCCGCCGGGCCTGCTCTGCCATGTCACCTGTCACCGGAAGCCGCCACAAGGCGCACAAGCGCTCTGCCAGGCTATAAACAACCGCATCCTCGTAACCGGACGGCAGCGCAAACGCATCCGTCGCCGTGGCATAAACCCCGAGCGATTGCCACGAAAACAGCTCCAAATCGTTCGCGGCCGATGGATACGGCCAAAGGAAAATCGTACTTTCGGGGAATGCTCCGTCACAGTAGAGCTTCAACGGCAATGTGGTCGAAATCTGAGTCACCCTAATAGCAGCCCATTGCTGATCGTCGATAATCTGCATCGGGACGCGCACTTCAGGGCTCCCGGCCAGGATGATATTCGCCCGCTCGATCCGGACTGGCCGATCCGTCACAAAATCACCGCCCGGCCCGATCGTGTAAGATGGCTGTGCCGGAGTGAGCGTGAACCGCTCGATTTTGATCGTGTAGACGTTAACGGAGCGTGTCCGCCAACTGTCGATCATGCGATTAAGATTATCGAGGCTGTCAGCTATTTCACTGGCGTTCAGCGTTCTGCCGGACCCGATCTTCCCGGCTATTTTGGCCGCAGCCCCGATAATGTCAGAAACCCGCGTTGTGCTAGAGATTGATGGCATCGTTTACCCCTGCATTCCCCCGCATTCCCCCGCATTCCCTTGCATGTTCCCCCGCATGTTCCCCCGCACATTTCCCGCGCTTTTACCCCTGCGCCGGCTGTGGAGCTTGCGGCGCGTCGTCGCCCAGGATTTCGTTGTAAAGTGACTTTACGGCTTGCTTGGATTGCCCTGCCAAAGCCGCCAGGCTCTGCGATATCTCCTTGCCGTAGGGAACGCACAGCTCCACCGCTAGATTAAGAATCAGCGGCCGCATAAACCCAGCAGGCATGGTTACCGTGTCGCCCGTAGCCGTATAGGCCGCGATGTTTTCGTAGCTGATGATATCCAGCGTCCCAGCCGCTGGTTTCGGAGTCAAGTAGACGGTCCCGAGCGGACTGCCCTGATCGTAGTAGCCATGCTCCGCGATCAGGCCCGAGCGCGTTTTGTCGCTGATCGACTCCCAACCCTTGGCGTCAACCCAGGTGATCGGCGCAACCAGGCCCGCAGCAGTCACCACGGCCCCGGCCTTGATCTTGAGCGGCCTCGGCGTCACATTCCACGTTCCCGCAGGCCCGATTGTGTAGGATGCGGCGCCGTTGAGCGTGTAGGCGGCTTTCTTGAGCCCCAGCATGGCTATTTTTTCCGCCGCCCAACTGTCTAGCATCCAGTTTATGGCCGCTAGTCCAAGCGTGTAGTCTTCCGTTGCCGGCGTCTCACCGGCTGCAATGACGCCGATGTAGGTTAGCGCCTGATCTATGACAGTTGCGACGGTTGCCATGGTTTATTCCTCTTTTTTGGCTGCGTTGATCTGCTGCAACCAGTATTCGCAATCCTGGAGTGCGCCCAGGATGGCGTTTGAATTCGCCTTCAACTGCTCCAACTGCGCTTTGAGCATTTCAATCCGCTGTTTTATCTGTTCTTCAGTCATTTCCACGCATTCCCCTGCATTCCCCTGCATTTTTTCCACGCATTTCCACGCATTTCCACGCATAGCATGAAGAGGCAGGCCGGGAGAGAGGGACCGGCCCACCCCTGTGCTATGAGAAATTAGTTGGCAATGCGCGTTTGCGCGGCCTTCCACCAATCAAGCGTCATACTGGTAGCTGTAGCAACCAGCGACTTAGTCGCCCAACAAGCCGACATGACCTGGTCGAGCGGGAAGTTCGCCGCGCTCGAAAGCACGGTTGTGGTCTGAGGCGTGCCGTTGACGTAAAACGTCACCTTGCCGGCGACACACTTCATTCCCAGCTTGATGTAGGTGTTCACGCTGGTGAGAACGCTTGCCTGAAGGATCGCAAGCGACCCACCTGCAAGCTGCATGACGGTATCCCAAACAGGAACCGTGGCAGTTGGCGCGATAATCCTGAAACCGATGGAATCGACGACCTTCAAAGCACCGCTTGCATCAACGAGAAAAGCAGCGTCGAGTTCACTCGCGCCCTCACCTGCCAGACCAACAAAAGCCGCCTGATCTGTAGAAGTTCGACTCATCTTGAGTCTGGTTTCAAACCACCAGGTTGAAAGAGCGTCGGCTTTAATCAGCCCAATTATCCCGGGGGCGGTTAGAGTTGCTTCATCCTCATCGGTTGCCTGTGCCGTAAGTATCGCTGTTCCATGAGGAGCACCCGCCACCTGGGCAAATAGTCCATTGGTGCCGATCAGGCTGTACATATGGGCCGTGGTGGTCACACCGGACAGGAAATCGTCTCCTATCACGGAACCATAAGCCGGATCATTCGCCATCTGCGATAGCGGACAATCCGACCAGATCGCCGGGGACAGCCCGTAGTTGGTGGTCGCGGCGTAGGTATTTCCGACAACCCATCGCCCGCCGATCACCGACCAAATGTTGCCGTTGGTGATGTTGATGTACGGGCTGACAAGCTGCTCAGAATCCACTCCGGCGCCCTGCCTGTCATACGTGGTGAAGTAGTTCTTGGGTGCCACGTATAGCTGGGTTCCGACAAGATGCGGAGTTGCCCTGGTGCCGCCCGCACCACGCACAACCGAGATATTGGTTGAGGAAATCCCGGTGATGATCATGTACTCGCGGTCGATGTACAGACCGTAGCCCACGACAAAGCCCGTGGCGCTGATGACGGAAAGGACGCGATCCGAGGCATTGCTGATCGCAACTGCAAGATTGGTGTTCACTAAACTAGCTGGCATGGTGAAGCCTTTCTGTAGCGCCGGGCGGCTGGTACTCTGCCAGCTTCACCCGGCGCATGACTACGTTTCTGTAACTACAGGAGTGACTGTACGCGAACTGCCGCGTTATCGGGATAGAGGTTGCCGAATCCGCACAGCACGTCAAAGCGGTTGACCATCTTCGACGCCTGCGGATCGAACATTCGGACGAAGCGAACGGAGAGCCCGGTCGCCGGATCGCGGGTCTGACTCGCCATTTCAACGGCCTTCGGAGTCTCGAGCTTTGCACCGACAAGCGCGAACGCATCGCGGTGAATCGCAATACCCTGGATCCCGTGCTTCGGGCCGGTGCCTGGCGTGGTGGTGCCGGGCATATTGGTGAGTGTGGCAGATGCGCCCACGGGCAGAGCATCGACGTTCTGATACGGACTGCCCGCCCCATAAATCGCAGGCGAGAACTTCAGCACGTCGGTAGTGCCACCAGTGAGAACCAATGTTTCGGTGACGACGAACTGTTTCAGGAATCCTACCGAACGCCGGCTGACCGGGTTGCAGGCGTAGGACGCGCTGAAAGTAAAGATGTCGCCCTTGACGAAGGTCTGCGTAATAGTTCCGCCCACGACAACAGACGTTGCGCCGTTACTCGGCGTGGTCTGCACTGTGCAAGCCGAAGCCCAGGTGCCGCAGGTGTGATCGTACAGGTTGTTGCTCGAATACCAGTCGAAACCAGCCGCCCGACCCATGCTGCCCTCTTTGTACATCCGGCTCACATCGGCTTGCGGATTGAACTGGGTGGTAACTCCAGTTCCGATCAGAGTGGCTTCCATGCCTGGAGACACAATCATTCCGCGCTCGCCAGCCGGGCAGGACAACTCATTGAGCCGCTGCCGTGCCTGTAGGTAGGTCAGGATCGTGGTAGGAGTGGTGCCGCAAGCGCCGACTAGATTGTTGGTGTTCTGGTAGGCCCACAGCGAACAGCGCGAATCCAACTCATTCGCGATCTGGTTCATCGCCGGATCGAGGTATTCACGTTTCAGTGCCGATTCTCCGCGCTCCATCGAGACTGCTTTCTCGTAGGAGTCCCATTCAAAATCGACGCCAAAAATCTGATCTAGGC